ATTCCGACGTGTTATTTTAATACAATCAGACATAGAATTATTACAACAATCACAAGTACATTCTGTTTTTCTATTAAAAAGTGATTTAAACCAATTTAACACTGACATATATTTATTTACTCCTTTCATTTATATTATTCAATAATTTCACCAGTTTCTGAATCAAATTCTGGTTCAGATTCTTCAGCTTTTTCATAAGAATTTAAAACAAAATCTTTAACTTTTGATGTAAAAGTTTCTAACAATGAAGAATTAGATTTTAACCAAATCAAGGCTTTTTCTTTACCTTGTGCTACATTTTCACCATTATATTTAAACCACGCTCCAGATTTTTCTAAAAGATTAAACTTCGTAGCATAATCAAGTACTTCTTCTTCTTTTGATATACCTTTACCAAAGCGTATAACAAAATTGGCTGTCCTAAACGGTGGTGCTACTTTATTTTTAACAATTTTAACTTCTGTTTCTCTAGCTACTGCCATTGCATCATCACCAGAACCTTCTGCTATTTGTTTTTTACCTGCAATACGCATACGAACAGACGAATAAAATTGAAGAGCCATACCACCTGTTGTTGTTTCTGGATTTCCAAACATAACACCAATTTTCATACGAATTTGGTTAACAAACAAACACAAACAATTAGCTTCATTAGCCATTGCTGCAATCTTTTTCAAACCAGCACTCATAAGTCGAGCTTGTGTTCCAATAAAATTATCACCAACTTCTCCATTTAATTCAGCTTTTGTTCTTGCTGCTGTAACACTATCAAAAATTATTACGTCTGCTAATTTATTGGTAAGTAATTCAACTATCATATTAAATGCATCTTCAAGACAAGCAGGTTGAGAAAAAATAAGTTTATTTAAATCTACACCTAAAGCTTTTGCATAAGTAGCATCAAAAGCGTTTTCTAGGTCTAAATAACAAACGGTTTTTCCAACCTTTTGAGCTTCTGCACAAACCTGCAAACAAATAGTTGACTTACCACTTGACTCTGGTCCATAAATTTCACATATACGTCCTAACGGAAGACCACCAACACCTAATGCTAAATCTAATGAAATACTACCAGTTGAAACTGCATCTACTTTTTTAATTTCAACATTATTAAATGTCATAGCAGAACCGTCACCAAATTTTTTATTTAATAAGGCCAAAGCCGTTTTAACCTTATCCATTGCTTGTTTTTCTTCAGTATTTTCTATTTTTTTTGCCATATTCAATTCCTTTTCAAATTAAAACTATAATATATAGAATACTATAAATAAAAAATTCTACTAAATTTTTATGAAAAAAGTTCCATTTCTAATAAAAAAGGACCATATTTCAGGTCCTTTATGTTATTTCTTTTTATATAATCCACAATGACATATACCATTATTTTCAATATCTTGTTTACAATGTTTACTAATACAAGCTCTATCACTATCTGGATCACAAGGGCATTTCATCCATAATTTAGTCCCAAAAAACATACATTTAGCTTTAACAATTTTATCTAAATTATCTGTTAAATCTAAATTATTTTTTTCTGCAGTTTGACGTATTTTTTCTTTAATTAATTCTAAATCTTCTTGTTTCATATTTTAACTCCAATTATTTACGTGAATTAGAACCATTTATTATATGTGGTGATATACCTATATCCATAGTAATTTGAGCTATAAATTTATGGCATTTATCTAATTCTTTTCTATCTTTGTTAGTTAAATTTTTATTATACTGAGTAATTAAACTTTTAAATTTCATATGTTTAATTGCTTCTTCTGGTCGCATATTGTCATATTTAATAGAATAATAATCACCATTTTTATTTATACCTGCATAAGTATCTCCACGTAAATAAATTGTATAAGCATATGTAATTGGTTCCATACTTACCATTTCATTTAATTGCTTATTTACATGTGCATTTTCTAAATCTATGTTTGATAACTCTTCCATTATTTTTCCTCGTTTGTTAAATAATTAATATGTCTAATAAAATCAGTATATATAAAATTATCTTGACAAGATATTTGGAAATATTCTGATTGAAGCGTATTAGGATCTAGTTTTGCTAAAGCTAATAAATTTTCTATATTTTCTAATTCATTATCAGTAATATAGATTATAATTTCTAATTGTTTTTGACAACGTTCTGGTATACTAGTATTCCATATAGAAATATAATATTTATTTTCATGAATATAAAGAAATGTATCTAAAATTAAACCTGATATATAATAGTTATGTCTTTTGTTAATATGTGCAAATTCTTTTAATTCTAATAAAATTCTATATAATTCAGACATATGTTTATCTGAATTATGTACTAAAAAATATCTATCACCATATATACATATTTGCATTAAAAGATACTTTCTCTTGGTTGATAACAAATTAACCCAAAAGAACGCCACATATCAACACATTCTTTTCTATCTTCAAATATACCAACGATATTCCAATTTTTTTCTATTCGATGTAAATATATTTCTTTTTTAACCTCATAATCTTTACGATGATCTCCTTCTTCTCTCGTAAAAATTTTAGTAATATATTGACGTATACCAACTTTTTCTAACCACGTCTCTAAAAGATAATTATATTTATTAGATCTACCTGTTACTAATAAAATTTCATATCCAGCCAGCCATAAAAATTTCAACAAATCGCATGTTTCTTGATAAGGCTTATCATCAGCACTAGCATCAAAAAATTCTTGCCAGCATTCATCCTTAGTCTTATTACTTTGTTGTAATAAATGTACTCTTTCAGAATTATTTGACAAAACTCCATCTAAATCAAATATATATGCGTTAATCATTACTATTCACATCCTCGTGTATTTTATCAAATAAATCAGATAATAACCCATATGCCCAATTTAGCATAACCATATCAGAAACAACAATATCAAAAGTCTTTAAATTCTTAACTTTTTTAATTTCTTTTACTTTATTTTTGACTCTATTTTCAAAATCAATTTTTTCTAAATACGTATATATATTATTTAGCATTTATTTTAACCTTATCATAATCTTGTAATTTTTTGAAAAAATCATTGCAAATTTCATCAAAATCATAATTATCTATTACATTATCACTTTTACTGTATAAACAATTTAATTTTTCAAACATCAAATCATCAAGACCTACATAACCTTCCATAGCAAAATAATAACTTATACACAATAGTTGTAAGAAAAAATCAGAAGTATTTAATGTTAGTAACTCTTTTTTCAAATCATCTGGTAAATTTACTGTAGGATATATCATATTAATTCCTTCCATTTATTATTTTTACGAATATCATGTATTGTAATATAAGGTTTATGTGTTTTATTATATTCACGTAATTTTAATGCTTCTTTTATAGTACAACCATATGCAACTTTTTCTTTAATATATGTATACGTACTATTATCAAAATATCGATGTGCAGGTATACCTTTATACATAATTGTTTTTTGCTTTAGCTTTCTTTTATGTGCTTCTTCTGCTAATCTACAAGCATCATCAACCAAATAACCTTTATCTAAATAAACACGCATTGTCTGTTGAGGTACATTATTTTCTCGACACCAAACTATAGCAGGAATTCCATCAGTACGTACATATATATATTTTTTCATATTTTTCCTTTCTCAGTTTATATTTATTTAGATTTAGAGTTTTTAGTAATTATAAGACATGCATCTTTCTTATATTCTTTTTCTGCTAATTCTCTACATCTTTTAAGCCTATTTTTATCATAAGCGTTATGTATTATTTCTTTATCTGAATCTTTATTTGTTTTACGCTTATTAAATTTTAAACGTTTTAAAGTTTCTTCCATATTATCATTAAATTTTAAAACATATTCATTATCTTTATAACTAATTCCAACATATGTTTTATTATTGCCATGCATTAAATAACAATAAGCTGTATTAAGACTTTCCATCCATTCATAAAAAGTTTTATTTTCTAATTGTAAATTTTCGTTGTTCATTTTTTATCCTAACGTTTTCAATTAATTTTAAGCGAGCTAAATGAATTTTATGCTTAGCTTTTTCTATGCTCTTTATTAATCTTTCGAACTTATCAAAATCGTCTTCTTCAACAACTTTTTTACGAAAAAATAACACTTTTATTCTCCATAAAAATATCTACAATTTAATGTTGACACGTCTTCTTTATAAATATATTTTGGATTTTCATACCCATATATACATGAATGACTTAAATCTATAAATTCCGGTATAACAACTATATTATCAGGCTCAGAAGCACAGGCGGATAAACTAAAAATTACAAATAACATATATATAAATTTTTTCATTTTTATCTACTCCAATCTTTTTTATTATAACCCATAACTGTATTATGATATTCTGTTTCTGCAATTTTTTTAGCTATTTCTAAATTTGCTTTATCTTTGTCAGAAAATTTATCTTTTGATAAATTAGTAACCATATCTTTAAACTTGATATGCTCTAAAGCCTTTTCTTTAGTCATATCTTGAAAAGTGAAACAATATTTAGTATCATTTGCATAAATACCTGCAAAAACCTTACACGCTCCAGATAATAAATAACAATATGATTTATTAGACATTTACGTCTCCTAATTCAAATATAATTCTTTTATAATATTCTGGTTCTTCTCTATTACCCCATGTATATGCATTTGGTTTAGCTTTTAACTTTTCAATAATACGTGCTCTATTTAAAAGAATATCATCCGCTGTTGGAAAATAATCATTTTTATTTTCTTCTTCTACTTTTTCATTATAAACCTTTAATAAATTCACATATGGATAATTTACAGTAAATCCTCTATAAGTCATTTCATCACACAACTCTTTATAACGTTTGATAACAAATAAAGAATGCTTACGTGCCCATTTAACATGACCTTCACCAAGACAATATTTATCTGGAACATTTTTCATATTATACGTCTGTAAAATAACTCTACAAATTTCTCTATACTCAGCAATTAAATGTGGTATAGACAATTCATACACAGGAATAACATTAATACGTGTCATAAATTCCTCCAAAAAATTTATAATATTATTTGTAACAAGAATATCTATTAATGTAAAGCAGAATTTTTCCAAACATAAGTACTTTGACCACAATCATAAACTTCAAAATAACCAGCCTCTAGCATTAACTGTTCATTAGATTCACCTTTTTTGTGTTCAATATCATTATGTAACTGTGAATAACCTCTTTGACGTAAAAGATTGTCTGTGATATGCCTATTTGTAAATATATTAAACCAATGTTTTGAAGGCTTACCATAATCTATTAATACCATATTTAATTTATGATATACTTCTCCAGTAAACTTAGAATTATCACAATAAGATATAATAGATTTTGGATTATAAGTTTTTAAAAAATGTTTAAATAAACGCTGTGCACCTCCTATCACTTTATACTCTGGCTTTGTACACAATCGAAGCAATTCATATTGATATTTATCATTATATCTTGCCTTACCAAAAGTCATTATCTGAATTAATTCTGTATTTTTATATAAACCCAAACAAATATCTTGTCCTCTACAAGTATTTTGTAAATGATATTTATTTAAAAAATCATTACATAACTTTTTATTAACTTTAGCAACAGTTAAATTTCGTGCATAAATATTTATTTTTGGCGTTAATAAATTAATAATTTTGTTTTCATCATCCCAATCCCAAATATGAATACATCTATAACCATATTGATTTGCTTTTTTTGTTTTATTAAAATGATAATCTTTATCTTTTGGTTCAATATTAATATTACGAAAAGCTATAAAAGTAGTAGAATTATGTGTATATGTAGGATTTATTTCTATTAAAATATTATGATTACAAATAAAATCATAATTTTGACGCTCAAGACAAAATTCTAAATCGTTATTAATATTTAAATTATCCAAACGTTTTTTAAATTTTAAATTTATTTTTGAAATTGTATTTAAATTTGCTTCTAAACATTGTTTACTCATACAATTATAAGGTACTCCATATTTTTCAATACATGTTTGTATAGCTTTTTCTTTAAATTCTGGTACTTGAATTATATTCTCTGTACCATACTTTTTAATATTTGTTTTTTTACGATTTTCTTCCATAATTTTACGTAATTCTTTTGATTGAAACGGATATTCATATCCATGTTTTTCTTTATTTGTATTACGTATTTTTTCTTGTATTTGTTCAGATCCTATAGCATATTCTGTTCCATAATTTTTTAAATTGTTTTCTTTAATTTTATTTTGAATTTTTTCTGATCTAATAGCTACTTCGTTTCCATATTTTATTAAATTAGTATTTTTTATTTTTTGTTTGACTTCTTTAGATTGTGAAGCATATTCTACACCATATTTTTCAACACAAGTTTCTTTGCGTTTTTCGATTATGTGATTCCATTCGTCTTTAGTTTTATTTAATAAAGTTTGTTTAAGCTTATTAGATATTTCAGGATTTTGCATAGCATGCTCTACACCATATTTTTCAATACAAGTTTCTTTATATCTATGTTTAAATTCTTCAGTTTGACAATAACTTTCTTTTCCATATCGTGCTATATTTGTATTTTTTACTTTTTGTTTAACTTCTTCAGATTGAGAAGCACTATTTACACCATATCTTTCTTGATTTGTTTTTATATGTTTTTTTGTTATTTCTTCTATTTCTTCTACAGATTTATTTTCCCACGCTTGTGTTACTTTATCTTTAACTTCTTTCGTTTGTGATATAAATTCTACACCATATTTCTCTAAACAGGTCTGTTTAGCTTTATCACGGTTATTATAATGAGAATTTCCATATTTTTTAGTAGTTGTTTCTAATCCTTTTTCTCTAAATTCTTTTACTGCAAATCCTATAGCACCGTATTTTTCTATAGTACTATTTTTAGCTTTTTCATATCTATAAGTTTTTCCGCATTCAAATGAACAAAAATGCTTTGTGTCTATAAATATATTACCTTCATAATTTTTTAAAGTACCATCCCACCAATATTCTTTACCACAATTTTTACATATACGAAATTGAGGTTCTGAATCTTTTCTAGCGTATTCATGTTTACATTCTTGAGAACAATATTGAAATTTATATGTTCCTCTTTTCGGTTCAAATTCATATTCTTTACCACAATTTTTACAAATGTTTTTCATTTTCTAATCCTATTAAAATTGATATACACTTTATATATAATAGAACTAAAATTTCAATTTGTAAACAAAAAAAAATGAAGAGATTTATTTCTCTTCATTTTCAATAAGTTAACACTAAAAATTACTAATTATTGACCATCAATTTCACTACCTAATAAGAAGTAGTTATAGCTTAGTGTTATATTTAATTCAACAGGCTCTGAACTAGATGCTTGAATTGTTGGATAAGACACTGATGTAGGAAATACATCGAAAAGTCTCATATCATAACGAGTAATGCCTTCTGGTTGAGGTTCATAAACATCAGGGTCAACTAAAGTAACATTAACTGTAGCTGTATAGGCATCTAGCAATGCAATAGTACCGTTTTTATAATTATGATAGGCATTACACCAAGCACGAAAAGTATCTGTAATTTTAGCATCCCAAACCTCTGTACAAGAAACTGTCCAATCTCCAGCACGAGTTTGCTTACCACCATAACGTCTTTCAAAACCACCCCATTGAACAGTAGTTTTATCACCGGTAATTGTTGGTAAGCCGAATGTTTGAACGCGCAATTCTAATTGTTCTGAATCAATATATGCATTAAGAGGAGATTCTGCTGGAAATGCAATATTAAAATTGCAGCAGAACATTTTAATAGGATCTTTTAAGTTACGTACGCTATTTAATGATTTTAACATATGTTATATTCCTTATATTAAAAAATCTAGAAATGTGAAAGTTTTATATTATCGATAATTATCTTTATAAATAGAACTTGGTCTAATGTTTGTTAAGTTTATGGTTGTATTTTTGTTATTTTCTTAAAAAAGACTTTACAAACAAAATTTGTTGACGTATATTAAATTTTGTTAGGCGTTGAATTGTTCGTCTTTAGGATTGTATTTATATACGTCTTACAATTCACAGTTTTAATTTTATATGAAGGAAATTGCAATTATGCTCAATAATAGTTATGAAGTGAATAAAAGTTCGTGTTATGAATCTTTATCTAAATATCAACAAGCTGAATTAGATACATTTATTTTTGGTCTTATAAAAGGATGTATGGCTTATAATGAAGATAAGACTTTCACTGTTACAGATTTGGTTGGTCGTCAGAGTTTTGGTACTTGGAAAAATACACCTTTAAATTATATTTATTTATATCATAAACGTAGAGATTGTGATGACCCTGAAGCTGAAGCAGGTAAAGATGTAGGTCGTATTTTTAAATATGTTATGGCTAAAGATAAATTACATAAATACAAATTAGTAGATACTAAGCAAAAACAATATCCAGTTAATGTATATAAATTGTTAGATTAAAATTTATTTATATACGTATTTAAAAAATATGTAACGAGAAGATATTCTATAAATATTATATAGTTTATCTTCTTTTTTGTATATAAATACTTGATTTTGTAAGGTTCTATATATAAACACGTTTATAAAAAAGAGGAATTTATATATATCATGGAAGATCTACCTATTGACATCGAAAGAAAATTAGAAACATTACCAACCATTTCATTTGATGATACTCAAGCTTTACAAAACGTATTAGTCTCACAAGATTTTACAGATATATACTCATATTATGAGGCAAACTATCTTCCAGAAGAAATAAAGTCTAAAAGTGAATTATATAAACGTCTCGCTCTATATCTTACTATTACAAATCAAGATACAAGTTTAGTAGATAAAATTGATACATTATTATATAGAAGACCTGTACCAACAATTGAAGAATTTCTTTCTGGTAAATTCTATATGTATAATAGTAATGCTACTTTATATCCATATTGGCGACAACAATTAGAATATATGTTTAGAGAAGGTTCACCTATTAGAAAAACTATCTTTGGAGGTTCAATTGGTTGTGGTAAATCAACAATAGCTAGAAAAGCTTTTCTATACGTATTATATCGTATTTTGTGTCTACGTGATGCTAGAAGTGCTTTTAATGTAGATAAAGATACTACAATTTATAATATAGTTGTATCTATGACATTAAAACAAGTTTATGAAACAAATTTATTACCATTTGTTAAATTAATGGAAACTATGCCATGTTTTCAACGCGTCAGAAATATGCAATCTTTTCAAAATTTCGATTTATCTGATCCTCATTGTCCTATTCCATTTACAGTTGAAAAATCTACAGGTACAATATTTTTTCCTGATAATATAATTATAGGCTGTGGTTCAGGTATAACACACACAATCGGTTTATCTATTGTAAATAGTTTCGTCGATGAAATAAATGAAAAAGGAGTAGAAGAAGCTATAAACTTGTTAAATTCAATAGATAATCGTTTTAGTTCACGTTTTCAAGGATCTCCACTTGTATTTCAATCTGTAGTTTCTTCAGCACGCACTACTAATTCTGCAATGGGCGAATATATTAAAAAATTACCTAAAAATGATCCATCTATTTTAATTCTAAGCCCACGATTATGGGAGGTTAAGGAAGATCCAGAATTTCTTGGAGATGGTTCTACATTTGATGTCCTTGTGGGTAATGGTAGTATTCCTTCTAAGATATTTACTGATCCAGGTGAATTAAAAGCAATAGAAGATGGTAATTATACACCACCGCCTGGATGTGAAGTTATACATGTACCTACTGTATATAGGTCTAAATTTGAATTACAGCTTGAACAATCTATACAAGATATTGCAGGTATGACTACAGTAGATAATTCAATGGTATTTAGAGACGTATCTAAATTAGAAGATTCTGAATTATTCTCTGAAATAGAAATAAAAGCTGACTTAAATGAAAATGTTGATATACTAGCTCAATTAGATCAATATAATTTATGGACAAAAGACTTAAAAGGAAAATATTTATTTAGACGTGCTCCGAATGCACTTCGTTATTGTCATGTCGATTTATCTGCAAGTGGTAGTAATGGTCAATGTGATACAGGTCTTTGTATTGGACACAAAGAATGGAAATTAAATGAAGAAACAGGTCAAAAAGATACTGTATATGTTGTAGATTTGATTATGGCTATAAGTGCTAAAAACAAAATAGATATACATTCCATAGAAACTTTTTTAGTAAATCTTGTTACAGAAAGAGATATGCAAATTCATACAGTATCGAGCGATCAATGGAATGGTGAAATATTTCAACAGCATTTAACTAAATCTGGTTGTTTTACAGAAGTTAAAAAAGTTTCTGTAGATGTAAAGCTTGAACCATATACAAATGCATCTGCTCTTATTGAGCAAGGTTTAGTTAAAGTAGGTACGTGTCCAAAATTAAAAAAAGAATTAACTACATTAGTATTTGATAAAGGTAAAGTAACAAAAACAACTGAGTTAAAAGATATGTCAGATAGTCTGTGTGGTTTCATTTACAATGCACAGCTTAATTATTCTGATTTTCCGCAGTATGAGTATAAAAATAGTTCAGTACAAGATAATCTTATGCTGAACTATGATTCGTATGTTTCTGAAACCGAAGAATTGGTAGATTTTATTTAGAATTTATAGTCTGACGTATTTTCTTCTTTCTTTTCAATAAAGTTACCTATAAACCATTCATTAAAAGTTTCAAATTTTTTAGCGACGTATGGAATCGGTAAGAAAAATGCCATTATTAAATTAATACATGCTGCAAAAATCCAACACATTGCTATAGTTAAATAAATAATTACTATTGCAAACCCGTTTAAAGGTGTTAAATCCATTTCACATCTCCGTTTTAATATCATTAAAGGCTTCAATTATTGTTAATATAATAAAAATAGGAAAAGTTATAACGTATATTAATAGCCATAACAAAGCTATACAAACGCCTGCTGTAAAAACTGTTATTATAGCTAATATACCTAACATATCCTACTCATCATATCCTTTGAGCAAATCTTCTCTCGCACCAAGAATGATTTCTTTTATATTTTCAGCTATTTCTTCATCAGACATATTATTTGTAGACATTTCTAATTCTACTTCATCGTTTTTATCTGCAAATTGTACAGTTATTGTATTTTCATTACGCGAAATATTTTTTATTTGATAATTATCATACGTATTACCGACTAAAGAATCTATTGCGTCAAAACCAAAACTGTTTTTTGCAAATAATTGAAAAATTAATAAAAGTACAGAAAAAACTATCAACTTTTTTAACATATTACCCTCCTATTTATATTTTTAATGAAGATAATTTATTTTAAAAGTTGATAGTTGTAAAACCGTTTGTAATTAAATTTTCCAATTATTCTTTATACGTAACTTCTGAAACTTTTTTTCTAGGCATTTGTAATGTTTGCATTTGTTTTAATGTATTGCCTAAAGATACTGTTTCTTTATTAGCGCCCTGAACAATCATACCATTATTTAATGTTTGATTAGTAACTTGTTGTGCACCTTCTGCAGTATTAATGGTAAGATTAATACCAGGTCCTTGTCCAGGTATTACAGCAGATTCACCATTTGTTTTTGCTATAGCTTGTGCTACGTCTGTACCCATTGCGTTAGTTAATTCAATAAGGGTATTAGCACTTAATTCTAAGTCCATGTCGTCAATATGATCTGACAAGCGCTTTAATAAACGCATTTTTAATTGTTCAGCATAGATATTATTTTGATAGTGACTATTTACAAATGATTCACACATAGTATCTAACAATACTCTTCTATGTTCTTGAGTTTCTACTGTACCGACACTATGTAATACTTCTGCCATTGCATTAATTTCAACAAGTCCTTTGAGTAAATCCATATATTCTGGTTTTACTTTACTTTCAGCCTCTTTAATAATGGCTTTTTGTTCTTCAATTGTTGGTAAATGAACTTGTTCTTCAGCTGGCATTAAAGCAACAGAATTTGTAGACGTATCTTCTACATCTAAATCTTCATCGACCCATCTTTTTGGTGTATCATCATAAGGCATAATAAAATCCTCAATTATTAACTATTTATTAGAACTAGTATATTTTATTGTTTTTTAATATTTTTTTGCTTTCCAACGTTTACCTGATTGACTCATTGCTATACGTTTACGTGTATTTTGTCTATTACAGCCCATATATCTTAAAATATCATGACCGTTTTTATGCATATATTCAGTCCAATCGTCAAACATTTTAAGAAGTCTTTGTTCTTCTTCCTCTGAAATTCCCATATGATTACGTATATCTAAAGGTTTTACTACTAATTTACTGTTTACACGTTTATGCATATCACAAAATATATATTCTGAAGCACGTAAGCAATCTTCGAATTCTTTTAATGATGGAAAACGTAAAACCATTCCATAAAAGAGACGTATCAATTTAATAACAAGACCTGGATCATTTAATATTGACATCATTTCAATAAAGCCTGGATAACCACGGCTTTCTAATAAAGTTAAAGTAATAAAAACCATTTCTGAAGAAGATAATTCTTCATGTGATAATTCATAGGCTCCTCTTTCTTTATGTTCTGCCATTAAAGTCTCCATTTTTTCAATAATTTATTTATAATTGGTACAATTTGATATTGCCAACTATTTAATTGCATATTATCTACATTTAATGACGTATTTTTATTACCTGTTTTCAAAAACGCTCGTAAGATTGATATTAACCAATAAATTTCTTCACGATTAGAGGTACACGTATTAAAAGTATCTTCAAAAATATCTTTTATGTCTTCTTCTATATGTTGTTTTGAATAAATTTTAGACATTTATTTATAACTTTCCAAATATTTCTGTATCTGGACCATTTTCGGCAATTTTTCTAATTAGTTTAAAGTCACTCTTACCTATTAAAGATATTAATCCTTCTTTATCTGTTTCAAGTTGCAATCTATTATCATCATTTATAGAAAGAGTACCGAATATAGTACGTGTTGAACCATAAAGAAGTGCTTCTTGTAAGCAATAACACAGATAAGAATAAAGTACAGCAGATACTTTAGCTTCTGTCATATTCAAATCTTCTGCAATAGAAATTACTTTACCTGCTGTACTTACCATGAATAATTACTCCAAACCTTCAACAATATCTTCTTTATTTAAAAGAGCTCCTTCTTTACGAAGTTTCTTAAGATCTGTATTATTAGATGCAATATGTTCTGCTATTTGTTGTTGTTCTTTAAAGCCGTTAACGATATTTCTAGCGTTTTCCCACCATTCATTACGTACTTCTTCTTTATTTTTATATTCATTAGCAAGACATGAATAAACTACTTGAAATTCTTGACCAGATGCATAACGAATTTTTTCACCCAAAAGAGATACATCTGAATATTTAATAGGTGCCATAATATATTTACCTGTAATTTGATCATATCTTACACCACCGAGCATATTCATCCAATATCCTTGATCTGCAGCCCAATCTAACGTATTTGTATAATCAGAATTGGTTAAATCTACATGTTTTACATTAATTGCCATTTTTAAATTTTCTCCTTTTTTATATTAAATTTAATAATTATTTTTTATATACGTAGGCATTTCTTTAAAATTATTTATATCATCTTTTTTCAAAATAATATCTGCCATTTCAAGTATTTCATTTAGATCACAAGATTTACCCATATATGTAATTACACCTTGTTCAGAAATTTTAATCTTATTTTTATAAAATTTTTTAACTACTGAAAGAGCTCTTTCAAATTTCGGTACTAATCCAAGTACTGCTACTTCTTTATCTATTTTCCAATAATTAAAAAAGTTATTATACATCAAATAATTATTTTTACGTAAATTAATAATTTTTGCACGTGTTAAATTATATTCTTTAGCTAAATCATCAATTGATATACCAAAAGCTAATTTAATTAATAATTCTACTTTAACCTCTGGATCTAATTTTGGTTTATTATTTGTTTTTTGTTCTTCTTCCATTTTTATTTACTTTATAATACTAGGGTTTATATAATAGAAACTAGAGGAATGAATAACTATTTATTAGAACCAGCTAATGAATAGGATAAAACCATAAAAATTTAAAAAATTTTTGGCTTTACAAATTTTTATTTTCAAATTAAATATAAATATTAAAGAAATAAAAATAAAAAAGTTATTTATTATTTTTTAAAGTATCAACATCAACAAGGAATAAAAAATGACGGATTTAACAAAACAGTTAGAAAAAGAAAATGTCAAGCTTAAAACAGAGAATAAGTGGTATTCTGAACAACTTAACAAGGCTGTTAAAGAAATGTCACAGCTTAAAGAAGAATTAAAAGAGTGTAGAAAGTTTTATCAAAAAATGTATTCATTAAACATTATTAATTCTTGTAGTTTACCTTATGAAGAATGGAAAAAAGTCTATGAATGTGTTACATCGGAAAATAAAGAGATAACAGTACTTAAAGAACTATTAAAAGAGTGTGAGTTATGGTTTACTGGTACTGTTGATAATATGAATGATAAAAACGTCGGTGAACATAACAAAAATTTGCCAATAGGTAATTTTGAACATACTTTTAAAGTTTTTTCTCAAAAAATCAATCAAATATTAGAAGGAGATAAATGATTGAATTAGATTTTTCTAAAATAAACACAAAAAAGCTTTCAAGACTTAAGAAATTAGAGGCACGAGTTTTATCTGAAGTTAGTGCTTGTAAAAGAAACCCTGTTTTAGATTGTCGTGTCTTAGTTCAAAAGTTACTACAAATCAAACCGGAGTTAAAGAGTTGGTTAGAAATTAATTTTAAGGAATATTTATAATGGATAAACTTACATTTACAAAGATTAAAGATATAGCAGGCTATGAGATTTATTATGCAATTCCAGAACAACAACGAAAATTACATATAAATCTTTCAAAAACTGCAATGTTTGTTATGTATGCAGACCAAATTGTTTTTATTCCAACTAAAAATATGAGAAGTCAATTTGATATGAAAATTGAGTGTGAAAATTGGATAAATCAACAGATAGAAAAAGATTGACTAAGTATTAGGATGAAATAAATGAATGATAGATTTAAGTTTAGAGCTTGGTTTGAAGGAAGATTTATTTACAAATCGTTATGTGATTCAAACGTTTATACAGAAGATAATAAATGTATTTGTTTAGCAAACATTCTTCCTGATTTACCTTGGGAACAATGTATCGGTTTAAAGGATAAGAATAATAAACTTATTTATGAAGGAGATGTACTTAAATGTGTTTATAGCGATATTATGAAATATAAAATTTACTGGGGAAGAAGTTGTTGGAGAATGAAAGTTTATGGTACAAATAATAATATCGTAGATGATGCACATGTATTTTTAGACACAGATATACTTGAAGTCATTGGCAATATTCATGAAAACCCTGATTTGTTAGGAGAAGATGAATGAACAGTATAAAAGTAGGACAGATATATAAAACAGCACATGTAATACGTGTTGTTAAAAGAATAATAAAACCAGATTTAGTTGAATTTATATATAAAGGTTATAAGAAAACATCATTAAGTAAGACTGATTTTTATAATATATGGTGTGAAAGTCTTATTGCAGAATATCCAACTTGGGAAGAAGCAGTTAATAGCAAAGAGTTTAATCAATGACACAGAGAATATTTAATATAGAAAACAAAAAAGATATGGACTTGTTATGGTCTATATTGCCTGATAATGTTTTTAAAATAACAAAGCAAACATATAATGATAATCATGATTTGCTATGGTATAATAATGGAGAAACATCGGAGTCGCCTTTTAATATCAACTGGCACGATAAAATAGAAATTACCAGACCAATACAAGAAGTCACAGAGCAGGATATTGGGAAGATATGTATGTTTAACAGTCCCCTTAGCAGTAAATATTATGGGATTTTAGTAGAGTTAAGGGAAACCGATACTGGCACAAGATATATTGCACAAAGCTGTAATGGAACGCACTCTTTTGTTCATGCACGTAGATTAACTAAACAAGAAATTGAGGAATTATGCTGATGACTAAAGAACTAAATTTTAACATAGGTGATATACTGGAGTAGGTCAATGGAAGATTTAGAAAAAATAAAACAAGCCGGAATATTCTTTTTTTGGATGTTTCAGTTGTTTTGTGTAATATTTGGGATTGTTGGTTTAATAACTCTTTATAGAAATAAAAAAGGAAACAAAGAATGATAAAAGTAGGACAGGTTTATAAAAATAAAGATGGCATAATAGTAATAACACAGATTAATAAACATATCAACAGTCTACGATACGATTATATTTATAATGATGGTATGACGTGCAGTTATATGCGAGAAGGCGAGGTCTTATCACCTGACACAGAGTTTATCGCTGAATATTCGACTTGGCAAGAGGCTGTAAACAGTAAAGAATTTAAAGGAAAATGAAGAATGACTTGGGACGAATTTTGTGGAAGATATGGAAGTGATGAGTTTGAAGATGTAATGTTTATGAATATTGGCGAACATCGTTATTTAGAGTTTTTGAAAAGCGGTGAAATAAAGATTCATAGCTATAAAGTAGTATTTACCATTGCTGAGAATAAAACTCCAGACCAGATGTATCAAATAATGTTAGCATTAAGGTAGGTGGAAAATGAAAGAAATAGCTGAATTTATGATGAAACAAAAAAATAAAGTAAAATGTGAAAAGTGTGGCAAAGAATTTGAGTATAGTGTTATTAATGATGTTTATGTATATTTACCTACTGGAAATTATCGTATTTGTTGTCCACATTGCAAAACAGAGTATGACTATTGTATTAGATTAACAAAAGTTGAGGAGTTAAAACAAGATGACTGATTTAACCGAACAATGGAAAAAAGGCGAACTTCCAGAGGGGGTGTATTACGTTCTTTATTATAAAAACGATACAGCGGAAGTTGACATATATCGTAGAGTTTATAGTTTGTATGACGATTCAAAGGTAAGATTTACTATTCCACAAGTTACAGAAGTCCTTGCACCTGTGCCGAGTTATGAGGAGTGGGAAAAATTAAATTGGTATGCTGGAAATGGCATAGAAGAAAATCAAGAATTAAAAATGAAAAACACCAAGCTCAAAAAACTGCTGAAAGAGTGCAGAGAAAATATTGCCTCAATAGATTATGATTCATCTGTTTTAGATAGAGAGCAATCTATATTGCTGAATAAAATCAACCAAGCATTAGAAGAAGATAATTAATTAATATATAAAAATTTATATTATTTATAAAAAAAAGGCTGGATTGTTATAAATAAAAATAAAATTTGATATCAGTTTAATAGAGCTCTTGTAGATAATTTTAAAAATTTTTAATATATGTGGATGAATTACTAAATGAAATTGAATGAAATCACAAAAACAGGTTTTTATACTACTGATTTAAATAAAAGAGAAGTTATTTTTGAAGTACTTAAAAACACAGATAAAATTTGGTTAGCTGAATATCCAGATGAACTTTTTGTTATTGATACTTGGAATTATACAAGCACTGATGATTTTGATATAAAACATTATAATACAGAAGGTTCAATGATGTCAGTTAAATATTGTGATCCAATAGAAGTCTTTAAAATAAATGATATTAAATATGAATATTTAGGTTATGGTCGTACTCATATGATTGAAAAATCATATACATATAAAGATGAATTGTTTATAATAAAAACAAAAAATAAAAAGGCTTTACTTAAATTAAAAGCGATGTTATCTATAATTAAAAAGGAAGTTAAAAAATGAATCAATTTTGGTACGTATATAATAGAGCGCAAAACAAACCTTTAAAAAGGCATAAAACAGAAAAAGAAGCCGTTGAAGAAGCTGTAAGATTAAGCACATTACATCATAAGAATTTTTATGTTTTACAACCTTCTTGTCATATTATTTATGATCATGATAAGCATGAAGTTTCTATAGATAATATAAATACTGGTAAATTTTCAAGATAGTTAAGTGATAGAGATAATACTATGGAAAATAAATTAAATCAAGCTTTGACTTCTATACATCGTAAAATAAAATTTTTTATTCAGCGTAAAATACGTGGTTTTGATGATTTTGAATTACATGATTTAGATTATACTTTTTTTGAATGGATATATCCTAGGTTAAAAAGATTTGAAAAATTAACATATGGTTGTTATCCTGGACATTTGAATAATGAAAAAGAATGGCATGATCAATTAAAAAAAGCGATTTTTGATTTAGAATTTATATTAAAACATGATGAATATGAAAAAGATTTTAATATGCATATGCATTCTTTTGTAAATTGGTTTTGTAAAAATGTATATTATTTATGGTGGTAAAAATGGCTTATGTTCCTTTAAATTTGCATGATAGAATAATAAGTGATACTATAAAAATAATTGTACTTTCAATTGGTATAATTAGTTTAATTATTACTTTTTTAATTTATCTTTTAGGAGAATAAATGAATGAGTACATGGACGCATATTGCTGGTGTTATACGTGTTGATGATTTTAATGCACTATTTGATACTTCTAGAAAATTAGATTTTTCTAAAATATTTATACGTAATACTTGGAATCATCGTAACAAAAATGGAAATTTACCGGCTGGTT